GTCCTAACTCCGGCATTATGCTTTATACAGAAGTGCGGCTCCGCTGGTTAAAGTAATACTAGTAAATGGAACATAGATCACCTGTCCTGTCGCAAAGGATGTGGCATCGGCAATCAAGTCTGCCGAGTTATCCATCTGACTGGTTATTGCACCAATGACTGATGCCTCGGTGAATTGTATGGCTATAAAACTGCCATTCGTTGCAGAAGTTCCGTTTACATAGACGCATCCATTTGCGCCCATTGAATTATTAACATTTATTGATGCGATTCCCATGATATTAAGTGGTTGATAAAATTGATACTCCGAAGCTGTAGCTCGGATATGAATTGATTGTAATTTTGTTCATCGAGTTGAGTCGCTCTACCCGATCAAGTTCCAATGCCAGGGTTTCCTCGGCCATTTGCTCCTGTTGGATACTTTTTTCTAATTGGCCATCGGCTTTGTAGAAATCAGCTACACAGGCTAGTAATAGATACCGCTCTAGGAAGGCCGGGAGATCCGTTGTGGCATCTCCATAGTCGGATGCCGGTACTTGGTTGCCCACGATGAATACAGAGTCGGCTGAAGAGTCTGCCGATAAAACGATGTATCCATTAATTAATTGAAATTCTAAGAGGATAGCATTGCGGTCTGTAAGTGGGTTTTTGGTCCATACCTGGAACACATCCATGAGGTCGGATGCGTTGTCGATTTGCACAGCCTTGTCGGCCACTATTGGGCTTGTTACGGCGGCTACTGATTTCTCGACTACTGTCTGTACATCAGGCCATTTTGCACGAGTCCATGCTCCTCTGATACGATCATTTAAACTATTCTTCAGGGCAGTCTCTTCCTGGGAAAGCAAAGTATCGACACCGACCGAAGATTGGAATCGACTCTTAAATGTGCTGTAGGGAACCGTCCTCAATGTTTTACCTTAACTTCGGGGTTGGATTTCTCGAAGTCTTTGACAAATTCTTTATCACTCCAGCATCCTGGTCGCTCCTGTTGATGCCTCATGTAAGTAGCCATGTCGGTGACTCGTTGAACTCGAAAGTTTCCTTTACCTCCTTCGAGTGATTTAGCGGCTCGGCGAGCTTGCTCCTGTCTTTGGGCATAGCCTTTCTTTTCCCGAACTACTGCCTGTTCGTTTGCTTTTCTCATGTAGTAAGCGATTTCCTCCTGGGAGTTTCCACTCCGCTTACCTCCTTTTACGATGATATTAAGACTCATATTTTAAAAGAAAAAAGGGAGCCAGCCTACCCCTAAGCTGGCCCCCCATTTTATGAACACATGAAACAAACAATTACTACTAATTGATTGAAGATGGATTAAACAATAGAACCAAGTGCGCGAGGGTTAGCTACTCGAAGAGTAAGCATGGCCTCGGAGATTGCCCTACGGCCAGCACCGTTGTCAGGAAGGTCGTTTACAGTAATTCCTTCCAGGAATTTAAGGGAAACATTGTCATCATCGGAAATCAAGTATGCACGATTTGAATTGATGACTCCTTCAGCGGTATCTGTACCTGCGGTAAGTTTACCACCGGAAACATAAGCACCATTACCAGCTACTCCACTAAGTTGGAAAGTATTGGCAGTTTTACCAGCAACTGTATGAGTTCCATTTGCGGCAGTATTACCAAGGACTCCACTAATTGTAACTTTGTCACCATCTTCAAATCCATGACCATTGCAGGTCACTACGATTGGGTTGACGTTAGTTGCACCTGTGATGTCTTGGGAAATTCCACGACCTCCGTGAAGCATAGGGACGACATCTATGGAACCGAAATCGGAAACGTAACTAATAATACTTCTGATTAAAGTCTTACCGGATACATCTTGAGTGTACTGAATATTACCAGCGTTTACAGTCGAACGAGTGTAATCGGTGATCGCATTCATAACTGCGGGCGATGCAAAAAGTTTGTACGAACCTTTAGCTCCACTTGCTTCGTAAACTGCTTGAAGTAATCCACGAAGGTTTGCTTCTGTTAAACTAGCGAAGTCTACACGAGATCCACTTACTGAACGGAAACCTTGTTTTAAGGAAGTATCAAAAGTGTTTCCGGTTGCGGCTGGATCACTCCAAAAACCCAACCCACAGAGCAAAGAACCAGCAGAACTAGAACCAGCGGCTTGGTCAGTTGAAGAACCAATAGCAGTCTCGATTGAGCGCTTGAGTTGAATGAGGGACTTTGCTTTTGAAGCGTTGTACAGTCCGTTTTGACCATTAGGGGCTACATCTACCATCTCGGCTTGACGGGATACAGAAAAGCGGTCCTGGAGGGTTTGGATTCTGTTGCCCAAACGAGCGCGAGAATTTACCAAGTCGCTCATGTCGCTAAGTGAATAGTCAACGCCGTCGACTTGTCCTGAAATGGAGGGATCGGAGAGGGAATCGACTAACCACTCGTTAAGAGTCGCTTTGGGAGCGGCGGATTGTGGGAGGAAGCTAAACAGAGGTGTCTCTGTAGGTTCCACAGTTTTTAGAAGTGATTCTAAGTTTTCTCTAGCGCCTTGAACGCTAGTTACATTATAGGAAGTTGCTAATGCCATTTTGGTATAAGATTTTGAATTTTAATAATAAAGTTTAGTCGCTAAGAAGGGCGGCTAGATCGGTTACCGAGAGATTGCCTTGGCGCTTGATTTGATCTTTCTGTTTCTGTTTCCGAGTATTGGCATTTTCCACCGGTGGTGAGGCGTTGCCGCCATCTGTAGGTGGTGGACTCTTTGGCTTGATCGCTTTCTTTTTAGGTGCGGTCTTTGCCTTTTGGTCCGACTTGATTGCCTCGATTCCTCGAACGAGGGTTGCGGCTATAAAGTCACCGTTGGGAAGGTTTTTCAGGACATGGCCGTATTGGCTTTTAAGTCCTCCGAATAATTCTTTCCGAGCTTCTGCTGATTCATCGTCCTGGTTTAACCAGGGATGTGTAGCGATTGTATCCTGTTGCCATTGAGATTTTTCCTGTAAGTAGTTCTGCCGTGCTGGAATCTTTTCAGTAAGGTACTCGTCTGCCTGGGTGAGGATATTTCGGATGTCATCATCGCTATACTCCTTGCCGTCAACTTCTACGTACGACTTCCCGATATTCTGTAGGGCGAACTTCTTGGCGGCTTGGGCTTCCTTCTGTAACTTTTGCAAGTCTTCAAAGTTCTGAACATTTTCAAGCTCAGGTTGGCCGGTTGCCTGCTCGTTAGGTTGGCTGTTGGATTTAAGGGATTCGATCTCGGCTTTAAGTGCATCTGCATTTTCTTCAGCAGACTTAGCCCGTGCAGTTAGTTTATTAACTTGCTTGAGCAGTTTACCTACAGCTTTTGGCGGTTCCTCTTCGGACTCCTCCTCCTCGATCTCTTCATCCTCTTGCTCGGTTTCTTCTTCGGTATCTTCTTCCTCTTCGGAAATAGACTGTGAAAGAACATCTTCTTCTTCCGATGCTTCTGCTTGCTTGGAACTCTCGGGAGTTTCCACTCTTGCCTCATCGTCAGATGCCTTCTGATCACTTTCAACCTGGTCGACAAAGGATGCCGCCAAATCTTCCATGCTCATTGGGCTTTGCGCTTGATTGTCTTCTGCTCCCGTCTCAGCCGGAGCCTCGCTAATAACTGTGTCTGCCATAATTTCTCTGCGTTTGAAGAGTTCGCACTCTCTTGTATTGATCTGCGGAGTAAATACACCCCGCCAATGACAATTATATCAGATAGAAATTAGGATTATTCAGGAAATTTTAAATGCGTTCCAGTTATTCAAAAATCTTTCGTGCTTGGCTTTTGAATGCAAATTATGAGGGTATAAACTTATGCGAACCGCATTATCTAAATGTAGGCTCGGGATAATGTACCAACTGTTTGTGGGCTCAATGTATGCCGCTAATATATCGACCTTTTGACAATCTATCTTTTTTTTAACATCATTACCGGAGGATGATGCGATCATGTATCTGCCCTGTCCGCCAGGGGATGTTTTTACCAAGCAGGCAGTTCCTTTTACCTGAACCTTGAACACTCGGCCTGCTTGGTTCATCACGATGCAATCCTGTGGCAAATAGTCACCAAGAGGAGCAAATACCTCCAGGTCATTTTTTAACGCCTCTAAAAAAAACTGCTGTTCATAGATACTACCCGTCCTCTTCATCCCCTAAGTCGATTTCACTCTCGAACTCCAGGACTTCTTCTCCGAGCCATTCATTCAAATCATCCATCGCAATTTTAGCCATTTCCATGTCATCGATGTCGGACTCTTCAAGCCATCGATTCAATAATGCACGATGCTCGTTTTTAAACTGCTGATGTGGAGTCTCGGTCATCTTCCTCATTTTCGATGCAACTTATTAGCCTACTTAGCCCGGCAATCTCACCCGACAGACGGGCAAGTTTTTGTGGATTGTCTACATGGGTGTAATCCTGAAAATCAACCAAGCATGAATCTCTTTGCTCTTTGATGAATTTCTTAACAAATTTCCATTCTGTTTGGTCGCCCAAACCCGCAATAGCGTCAGATAAATTCATGCTTTTTTCTTTTTCTTTGTTTGCGAGGCTTTGATGGCCTTGGCAGTTGGGTAGTTTTTACTTCCAGGCTTATTCATCCGCTCACCCGAGCCAGCTTTAATGCGTTTCTTTTTTGCGGCGATATTCGCCCATAGTCCTGGTTTCTTTTTTTTCATTACCATTTTACTTTGTTTGCCCAGTAGGCCGCAGATGTTTTACCCCTTGCTATGTTTTTGCCGTGCCTGCTTTTAAAATTTGCCCGCTTTTGTTTCATCGCCTGACTCTCACCCTTCTTGGGTTTACCAGCAGTCTTTGCACCCTGCTCGCCAAATCGAATCATTTTATTTTTATCCCCATCCTTAACTAAAACCACATGAGATTTAGTCGGGTGACTAGGGGTTCGCTTAGGCTTTGAATACCCTGCAAAGGTTACTCCTCGATAATTAATACTCATTACATTGAACTAGCTGGTACATTACCAGGCGCGGTCCCTAGCTGACCTATTAGTGCGTTTCTTTGTTGAGCTTGCTGTTGCTCGAGCTGACCAGCATATGTCTGTAGCCTCTTGGCAAAATTCTCATCCTCCTGCATCCTTTGTTGGATGTCTGTGGCTGGAATTTCTTGAGTTCCTGCCAGGTATTGTTGCATGAATTGCAAACGAAGTTGCGCATTAGCACCTTGTGGAGCATTGACCACTTGACCACTAAAGATTTTTGCGAGATCCGCAGATGTTTCCTTAATCTCCTTATCGGTTGCCTCCTCAGCGGGGGCGATTAATTGACCAGCAAGGTTTGGATCGATTGCTTCAATAACTTTGCGCAGATATACATCGTAGCGAGCTTGGCCTTGGCGATCATACTGAGACATTAACTTACCAACTGTGTCCAACTTCTGAAGAACCTTTTCCTCATCCTGGTTCATCGAGTTCCAACTGATATTAAAATCATACAACTCGGCAGTCTCATCCAAAATAAGCTGTGCGCCTTGCTCGTTGTTCGTTACCCGAAACCACACCATCGGGCCCGAATAAGTACGATCCAAGCACCATACACGCTTTAAAACTTCCTTCCATCCACTCAGCCAACAATTAACCAGGTGCTGTTTTATGGCATTTGCTTCCACCGCATCGTCAGGACCAGTCGCTCGACCGGTTATCTTGTCACACAGCCTGCGGATATCCATCTCAACTTGTGTCGATGCTGGTGAGAACCTTGGAGTTTCCATAAATCCAACCTCTCCACGCCTCCGCACAGGCAAGAATGCACCTGGTCCTAATCGATCAGGCCGCCTTCCAATTTGAAACTCGACAGGTGGCATGGTTGTCATGCTTGCCGCATCACGCCTACTATCTAACTCTGTCTTTACAGCCTGTTGATAACTCTTCAGCAGTTCAGGGTATCCCCGAGAGTCCAATAACCGATGGTTTAAATGCTCTCGCGTGATACACACAAATGGATACCGCCCCTCGTCATATCCAACAGGTTCATGGAAGCCTGCATCTTCCATTTCGTCCGTCCAGCAGGTCTTGATAACAATTGGGCAATCATCCTCGTCCAATTCCTTGCGATAAGTCGTAACAACTCGGATTAACCCCTCATAACTTTGAGTAGAATAATCATTTCCATAATTAACATTACTATAAGATTCCTCCTCGAAGAAGTCTTTTGCCTTTTCGATAGCTCCATCTATCCACTTGGCATCCCATCCTTCATTTACCTTCTGCTTTAAGGCTTCAGGAGTATAATAATGGATACAATGGATGGAACGGGCGGACTCTAAATCGATAGTATTACTATCCACGATTAATTCACGACCTAACTCATACGCTTTTACTGCCGGACGATTTACCACCATCTTTTCACTAGGTATTTCTGTCTCTCCAGTCTTGCGAAGTTCATTAAGCATCTTCTTGACCCGTCTTTTTTTCAACTTAGGGAACATCGGATAGAACATTTCCTCGACTCCCTCCTTCATCTCGGGGTCTTGAATAGCCATTGCCAGTTCGGGCGATTGCTGGGCAATTTCTTCCAAACTTAATGGTTCAAACTTCCTGGTCTTTTCCTGTTTCCAGTATGTACCAAAAAAGGTAAGTCCATTCTGCAATAAATAATTCGCCCCGATGGCTGATTCCC